AATTATTGAAGTTGCGCCTGAATCAGAAGTTGTCTTGCAAGAGAAAAAAGTCGAAGTAAAACCAAAAGCCTCTTCGAAGCCAAAAACAGCTAAAAAGCCGAGACGCACCACAAGAAAAAAGACTAGTAAAAAGGCTAATCAGTCAACAACTTAATCAAAATTCGCTTTGATATTAAAGCCCTCAGTATATCTGGGGGTTTTGTTTTATAAAATACTATTTATTTAATGAATAATTGAGGAAAACTAATAATGCCTACAAATTTGACTCCTAAGTCTACACAAAGTGCTGTTATATTAACTTCAACGGGTAGTTATGATTTGGTAGCTGCAGCAGTTCCATTTGGTATTTATACTGGTTCAAGTGATTTTTTAAGCGGAGCATCTCTACAAGTTAATTATGTGTATAAAAAACTTGGTGGTGACGTTGTTGATATCGAATTAACACCATCAAATGTCTATGCAGCCTATGAAGAGGCAGTTTTAGAATATTCATATATTTTTAATCTCCATCATGGAAAAAACACACTTTCTAGTGTTCTGGGGGCGACTACCGGCACGTTTAATCATAAAGGCGATTTATTAACAGGACCCAGTGGAGTTAATTTAACGTTTCCTCGATATCAATTTACATATGCCATGAATGTTGGTGATGGTGTAACTACTGCAGCTGGGCTTGGTGGAACACTTCGTGAATATTCTGCTTCTTTTCAACCAACAGACAAAGTGCAAGATTATGATATTCAAGCTATCATTACAAGTTCATCAGACTCTGGGGTTAATGATTCTGGAGACGCTGTTCCTTATGCTGGAAAAGTTGGTTATAACAGGGTCTATGTCACAAAAGTTTTTTACAAGTCTCCACGGGCTATGTGGCGCTTCTATGGGTACTATGGGGGCGTAGGAGTGGTTGGAAATTATTCGACATATGGCCAGTTCGCTGATGACTCTACGTTTGAGATTATTCCAACTTGGCAAAATAAAATGCAAGCTATTATGTATGAAGATTCGATATATACCAGAACATCTCATTATTCTTATGAGTTGATTAATAATAAATTGAGATTATATCCCAATCCTAGTGATTGGGCATTTTCAGACGGAGAAAAAATATGGGTTAGGTTCTATATCAAAACTGATGCTTGGTCTGAAGAAGATAGCACTAGAGCCGGCATTAAGGGGGTTAATAATGTCAATACAATGCCTCTTGATAATATACCTTATGCGAATATTAATGCTATTGGAAAACAATGGATTCGAAAATATGCCCTTGCTTTGTGCAAAGAGATGTTAGGGCAGATTAGAGGCAAATTTACTACTATTCCGATCCCTGGAGAAAGCGTAACGTTAAACCACTCAGAATTATTAGCTCAAGCAAAAGAAGAACAAACAACACTTAGAGATAAATTAATGGAAATTCTGAAAGAGATGGAATACTCGGAACTTGTCAAAAAGGATGCAGAAATAACAGATGCTGCAGCAAACACTTTGAAGCAGTCGCCGTTACCTATTTTTGTAGGATAATAAACAATGTCAGACGAATGGAAAAGACCAGCACAACCACCACCGCCACTGTTCTTGGGAAAGAAAGAACGTGATTTAGTTAAACAAGTTAATGATGAGTTAATAGAAAAGGTAATTGGGCAGCAGATATTATATTATTCTATTGATATGGAGACAACGAATTTTCATGAATTATATGGAGAAGCAATAGAAAAAACATATTTGCCCCCAATGCGTGTTTATGCGTTGGTTGAATTTACTGAATTTTCAACGACTTATATGGAGAACGCAGGTATTGATAAATCTTGGGAGATTAATGTACATTTCCATAAAAGAAGATTAGAAGAGGATCAAGATTTATATGTTCGCGAAGGTGATTTTGTTTTATATGGTGATAACTATTATGAGATAGTTAAATTATCCACCAATAAGCAATTATTCGGGCAAGTTAATAATATTTTTGAGATATCTGCAATTTGTAAGCGAGCAAGGAAGGGACTATTCGATGCTACCTGATAACTTTGATTTTGCTATGATGCCTCCTGGGGATTATCATCTTCGTGAAGTAGGTATGCTGGCGTCTACAATCGAAACTATCGATTATTCTATAATGTCGTGGTTAAAAGAAGATTTAGATATGAAAGCCAGAACAAACGAAGGGTGGAAGGCTGTGCCTGTTTTATGGCAAGCGCCCGAGAGAGCATATCAAATTAAAAACAATAGAGAACTTAGAGATGACTCCGGAGCATTAAAGCTCCCCTTGATATCAATAGAGAGAACAGGTATCATAAAAGATCCAGCAAGAAAGGGTTCTTTTCAGGCTCACCTATATTCAAAGGATAAAAATGGCAGAATAGGCCGCATGGTTATTGCAAAAAAAATAGTTCAGGATAAGACAAGAAATTTTGCTGTTGTGGGCAATACACGAAAAGAAAATTTTACTTCCGGTTCAATGCAAAAGTATTTTCCAAGAGTAAACAAAAAAGTTGTTATACAGAGTTTGTCAATTCCTATTCCTGTGTATGTGAATGTGGAATATAAAATATCCATTAAAACAGAATTTCAACAACAAATGAATGATTTGCTATCGCCTTTCATGGCTAGAACTGGTCAGATTAATGCTTTTACGATGAAGAGAAATGGTCATTTATATGAAGCATTTATCGATCAAGGATTTACACATAGTAATAATGTTAACAATCTCGCAGAAGAAGTAAGAATGTTTAGTTCTGAAGTTACTATTAAAGTGTTAGGATATCTAATAGGTGAGGGTGAAAATGACGATAGACCTATTGTAAGAGTGGATGAAAATGTAGTAGAAATAACATTTCCTTCAGAGAGTATAGTTCCTGAAGGTAATGATGACTTTTTTCTTCCGTAAAGAAGAGCGTTTTGAGAATAGAAATACTATTTATTCTTGATTACACTATCATTTATATGATTTAATTATGAGGAATCCACAACATGTCAGTTAAAAGTTTTAAGTTTGTATCTCCTGGGGTGTTTATCAACGAGATTGATAACTCCTTTGTTCCAAAGTCAGCCGACGCTATCGGTCCAGTTATTATTGGTCGCTCAACTCGTGGGCTAGCAATGCAGCCTGTAAAGGTTGAATCATACTCTGATTTCGTCACGATGTTTGGTGATACAGTTCCTGGGAGTGGAGGGGGAGATGTTTATCGTGATGGTAACTATCAGTCTCCGATGTATGGTACGTATGCTGCAAAAGCATTTTTAAGAGCAAATGTTGCTCCTGTAACTTATGTAAGACTTCTTGGCCAACAAGATTCCAATGGTACCAGTGGTGGTGTTGCTGGGTGGCAAACCACACAAAGCCCGGCCACCATTGATAATTCTGACAACTTTGATAACGGCGGCGCTTTTGGAATGTGGATATTTACTAGCGCATCAATGGCAATTGGCGCCCAACCCGGCTCTGGCACTTTGGCCGCTATCTTTTATGCTGAAACCTCCGCATCTTTTCAATTAACAGGCACAATTGCTGGATCCGACGCCTCTCTAACTGGTAGTTGTTATGGTGTTCTTATTAATAGTGATTCGAGCAATAACCATACTTTAGTACTTTCCGAATCGTTAAACGGAACTCAAGAGATTGCTTTTAACTTCGATGATACATCAGAGTTGTTTATTCGAAAAGCTTTTAATACAAACCCACAATTGACATCCACCGGCGGGACGTTTTATCCAAGTGCCTCTGCTAAGCGTTATTGGCTTGGTGAGACGTTTGAGCAATCGGTTCGCGATGCTAGCCTCGTAGGCGCAGCCACCACTGCTACAATCGTTCCTATTGCCTTGAGCGCCTCTACTACAAGCGGCCCGCATGCGATGCGGCAGGCATCTAGAGAGGCGGTTGCTGGATGGTTTATTGGACAGGATTTGGGCCACTCCAGTAGTTTTAACCCAGAGTTGTCACAAAAACTTTTCCGCTTGAAGGGTCGCGGCCATGGCGAATGGCTACATAAAAATTGTAAGGTATCAATTGCCAAGATTAGGAAAACTACTAGCACTTCTACTGATTACGGCACATTCTCTGTGTTAATTAGAAGTCTTTCTGATACCGATAATAAAGTATCAGTACTTGAAAGATTCGACAACTGTACGCTTGATCCAACTTCGCCAAACTTTGTTGCAAGAAAAATTGGTGATAAGTATAATAGTTGGAACTCAACCGAGAGAGCGCTCAAGACATATGGTGAGTATACTAATAACTCTAAATTTGTTTATGTTGAAATGAATGCCGATGTAGAAGCTGGCGCAACCGATCCTCTTCTCCTTCCATTTGGATATTTTGGCCCTCCAAGGCCCAGGCACGTTCTTCACATTAGTTCGTCTATACCTAATAGTGCTTCTTATTTAGGAACGCCTTGTTCCGGCACAATTGGAAGTGCTTCCGATGGTGGCGCCACCGCGGATCTTTTCAATATCCCGATTCGTGCGTTTTCTTCTACCGCCGGCACGCCAGCGCTTGGATACGCTACTGGCTCGCTTAGTTTCCCAGAGGTTCGTCTTCGTGTATCGGCATCTGATGGTGGTCTAACAGACGCAACAAAGGCATATTTTGGAATGCAGACAACAAGGACTGCAACAAGCACAACGCACGATGTTAGCGTTGGTGATTTTCATAGGCTATGGTTGCCAACATCACTCATGCCAGATGATCCAACAACTTATGCTACAAAACACCCAAGCGCACTAGCTGGCATCTGCGCATATGGATATGTTTTCTCTATGAACGACATTTCTGCTTCTGCTGGCGCCCAATACTCTTATAAGTCTGGTTCCCGGCGCGGCGTTAACTCAGATGGTCACAACGGCGCCGTGACGGATAGCACCCTTCTTAATGCCGGATACGATAGCTTTACTGCTCCCTTCTGGGGCGGCTATGATGGATGGAATATTATCTACCCGGATCCGGCATATAATGCTAGTTTAACTAGTGGAACAGATACAAATAACTATGGATTCTATACATGGAAGCGAGCTATAGATACTGTATCAGATCCTGAATTTGTTGATATGAACCTTCTAGTGGCTCCTGGCTTAACTCATGATGCGCTAACTGGTCATATGATTGACGTTTGTGAAGAACGTGCAGATTCATTAGCCATGATTGATTTGGCTAGCGTTTATATTCCTTCTCATGAAGCTTATAAATCTAGCAAGGCAGATCGAATTCCCGCAGATCCTACCCAACGCGGCATTGATCTGAAAGATAGGCAAATCGATTCGAGTTATGGTTGTACTTTTTATCCATGGGTTCAGACGAGAGATGCCAATACTGGTCAAATGCTTTGGATTCCGCCTTCTGTTGCGATGATGGGGGTGTTAGCGAGTTCACAAGCTAAGTCAGATGTATGGTTCGCTCCTGCTGGATTTAATAGAGGCGGTCTTACTGATGGCGCAGCAGGAATCCCGGTTACTGGCGTTACAGAGCGGCTTACTTCTAAGAATCGTGATACGCTTTATGAGTCAAATATCAATCCGATTGCTTCTTTTCCATCTAGCGGAATCGTAGTCTTTGGACAGAAAACACTTCAAGAGCGGCAATCTGCATTAGATAGAATTAACGTCAGACGTTTGGTTATTTTCTTGAAGAAGCAAATTTCCATTCTTTCTACTCAGGTTCTATTTGAACAGAACGTTCAGTCTACTTGGAATAGGTTTAAGTCACTTATTGAACCTTTCCTTGCGAATGTTAAGACACGATTTGGTATCACCGATTATCGATTAATCCTCGATGAATCAACCACAACACCAGATCTTATCGATCAGAACATTCTTTACGCTAAGATTATGATTAAACCGGCAAGAGCAATCGAATTCATTGCAATTGACTTTGTTATTGCTTCAACCGGTGCATCATTCGATGATTAAAAATGGTGGGGGATTTTCCTCCATCGCACTATTTAAGAATAGATTATAGGAGTCCCATAAAATGGCATTTTGGTCAACAAACTTTGGAGAAGATACAACGCTCAAAGATCCGAAAAGAAAGTTTCGGTTTACGGTAGAGTTTCAAGGTATCCAAGCAGCGCAGGGCGGCGCTATGCTTTGGTACGCAAAAACTTGTACAAAGCCCGGTTTTGCGATAGCAGAGTCAACACACAAGTTCCTCAACCACACTTTCTACTACCCCGGCTCAGTAACTTGGAATCCCGTCGATATTACATTAGTTGATCCAGTTGACCCAGACATGGCTGCAACTCTTTCTGATATTGTGGTACAATCAGGATATACTCCACCTACGGATTCTACTTCGTTGTCTACAATGTCAAAAGCTAAAGCCGCTGGTGCTTTGGGAACAATCATTATTACTCAAATCGACT